ATTGCATTTTCTGTTTTTTCTGCCGTTCCTTCTGCTGTTTCTTTGTCCTGTATGCCGCCGCTTGTTTTCGCTTCTGCTGGCGTTTGGGTATAAGCTTCTGTAAGTTCTTCTGTATCCGTTTTCTGCTGCTTCTCCCACTCTGAAAGAACTTCTATCGTTTCTTCTGACTCTGGGAGTTCCACTTCATATGCACCTACCGGATGAGATTGACAGGCAAGACGGTATCCATCCTCCAATTGTTTTTCCGAAAAAACTTCTCTGTCCCGCCTTGTCGGTTCTGTTGCGCCACGTTTGTACCGCACAATACATTTTCCGCAGATTCCATTGCCATTGCATGGAGCACTGATGTATTCATTTTTTTCCTGTAACATTTCCAGAAGATTTTTCTGTTGTTTTGATCTGTCTATAATCATTTTTTCCTTTACCCTGAAAAATCAACAAATCAGCACAGCTTCCTCGATGGAAACAGTAATGCACGTATTTATCGCATCCGCTGGCATTTTTGTTGCCTGTATGTTTCCTATTCATCGATTTTTATACCTATTCAGCACTTCTCACGGCTTATTTAGCATTCCTCTCCGGCATACACGAAACCTGTCTCTTCCCAAAACTTCATCGGGGAAATGTAGTAATCGTACTGGCTGCTCCCTTCTTTCTTAAAAGCAACTCCGAATTTCAGAAACCCAAGGATAATTCCCTGGCGTATAAACTGCTGATCCTTTTTCATTACTCTTGCCGCTACTGCCACAGGTACATTTTCACCAGTGAACTCCGGTACTTCTAAATATACTTTACTCTTATCCATTTGTCAACTAACTCCTTTCTTTCTGTGCTGCAGTCAGAGCGTTCACAATATCCTCTGCCTTCTTTGGTCCGATGCCCTTCACGCCCAGGATAACTTCTCTCACTTCATCCTCAGTCAAGCCTTCCGCATCTTTCATGCCGTCCGCATGGCCTGCCTTGTATAAATTCTTGCAGAACGCATCCATCTGCTGATGATCCATTCTCTTAACATCCTTGTATGTCTTTCTGTTCAATGTGTACTGTTTCATCCTTTGCCCTCCTATACAAACGGTAGCTCGCTGTCGTCTCCTGCAGGCATAAATCCATCATTCCCCGACTGTGGCGCCGGTGCAGGCTGTGTGTTATAGCCTCCTGCGTTACTACTCTCTGTGTTTTTACTCTCAGCGAACTCCTGGTCCTCCGCAACAATGTCGGTCGTATATACTCGCTGACCGTCCTTATTGGTATAGCTGCCGGTCTGTATTCTTCCGGTCAGTACAATCTTCGTTCCCTTATGCAAATATCTCTCAGCAAATTCAGCCGCCTTGCCAAACGCAACGCACGCAATGAAATCTGCTGAGTTCTCCTGGTTTCTTCCTCTTCTATCTACTGCCAGGGTGTAGCGAGCTACTGCTGTAGCCTGCTCTCCCTGGGAATATCTAACCTCCGGATCACGTGTAAGGCGACCCATCAAAATTACCTTGTTCATCTATTCTGTCTCCTTTCGTCTTATCCTAAGTTTCATTCCTGGAACTATGCTGTGTCCCTTGAACGGCAACTGTCTGTCATTATTCTTCACAACTTCCATTTCCAGCGCATATAAAGTTCCTTTCAGTTCTCCTGCCATAATTAGTCTCTTGACGATACTTGCGATACAGTCGCCTTTCTGTATCGTATAGGTGTACCAGCCGTCAAAATAATCTGCCGGAAGGTTCTTCGCTTCTTCTACCTTCCTTCTCGCTATCTCTGCAGCCTCTTTCCTTTTACGTTCCTTCTCTTCCCATTCTTCCGGATGCTCCATTTTTAATCTTAGGTCTCTCAGCTCTTCCTCCAAAAAATCCTCAGTCTCCGGGATTAAACCAAATGGTCCTAATTTTGCCATGCTGATACCTCCTCGATTTTCAAAACATAATAGATTTTTCCCGGCTCAGCTCCCCATTCCGGCTTACCTTTTCCAAATTGCAGGGTGCATTTGCAAACAACTTCCGGTGAATCTTTCGAGTACCCATTTCTGAATACCACTGGTACCGGCCACGGCTTCCGGATTTCTTCCGGTGCCGCCTCTCCATATACCATCTGCCCGCCTGCCAGCAGGAACCCGAACGCATTCATAAATCTGCTGTCGTAATACGGCTTGATTTCTCTATACTCCTCTTTCTTTTCTCCGGAGACGATCATATCAAACCACTTCTTTTTTATTGGCAACGTCAGCATCGCCCTCCACCTTCCTTCTCTTTCAGATATTTTTCGCATTTTCGGTATATTTCCGGATCAAACTCTTTCCGCTCATGCTCGTAGGAACTGTACTCTGCCGGACTACATCCGGCAATCTGTGACATTTTCATCATTGTTATTTTGGCATCTTTCCTCAGTGCTGCAATATAGCCTGCATACATTCCCTTCTGACTGTTCAAGTTCTGAATCTTAATTCTTTCCTTGATCGCCTCCGACTCTGTAAATCTCTTCACTTGATAAACCTCACACTGCTCATTTTTGCAATCAAACAGGCATCCATGCCTGCCCTTTGGTCCATCATAGAACCCCGCCACATATTTGGTGGGTTCTTTGCAGGCATTGCATTTTGCATTCACCACCATGCGTCAATCCTCCCTTGGCTTATCCAGTAAATCCGTATGTTTCAATAAGCACTTCTTACATCCGTTCTTTCTGAAACCGTACTGGCATTTAACTTCAACCGGGATCGGGCAGAAATGACACTCTTTGAGGATGTATTCTGCCAGTTCGTTTTCTCTCTTCCTTCCGGCAATAATTTTGGCATTCGCTGAATCCAGTCTGTTATCTACGTGGCCGATAAAATCAGCCATCATTCTCATGGTTTCCTTGCAAAACTCTTCGTTGATTTTATATTCTTCCGGCGTGAAGTCATGCAAGAACAGGTCTATCCTTCTCTTTAATTCGTTTTTGTTTTTAATATCCATCGCTCAACGCCTTCTTTCTATCTCGTGCTGCAGACCGGAACATCATCAACAGCATTTCCGATACCGGCCTGCTTCTATCTTTCCTCTTTGCCTTCTTGATTGCTTTAAGGTCGTACCACTCACCCCGGTAATTCATTCCGTCCGGAACATACACGCCTACCTGGTATGGAATTTCTTTCTTGATCTGCTCGTACACTTCCTCCGGCATCACGTAGTAATTGTAGTCTCCTAGGAAGTTGTGACCGTTCTTCGAGTGAAAATCCTCTACTGAGGACTTAACCTCGTAGCAGTAGAAATCTCCCTTCTCTATGCCGGACACTGTATTGTTTACCGGCTTGAATTTCATAAAATCCACCCGCACCGCATTCGTGGTGGCGTAGTCGAAAGTTACTTCCCTGGCCCAGTAAATTCTCGGATCATTATTCGGGCAGATGTGTCGCTGGATTGAGAACGACAGCATCGCCGTGATCTCCGGTCTTTTATTCTTTTCCATCCTAACACGGTCCTCCTTCCGCTCCATGAAATGCTCCCGCCGGGTACATCCATCGCCCCTTCACATACACATCATCGATTGTAAATTCTCCGGTAATCAAACTCCTCAATGCCTCGAAATCTCCGTGATATACACATGACTCCGCATCTCCGACGAATGTTTCTAAGTCGCATTTGTTATCCAGTGTGAAGCCAAGTATCTCTTCATCTCTCTTTAATGCCTCAAATTCTTCCGGATATATCTCCTTTATTCCCGCAAACAGTTTCGGGGTAGAGAATATGCACATCGCACAGCTGCATCTATTCCATCCCGCTCTGTAGCAAGGATGCGGATTGACGTTGTGTCTCTTTAGAACTTCCCATATGTCTCTTTCTGAATAGTCGATCACTGGCCGCCATTGATGCACTATTCTATGTGCTTTTGCCGGTGCGTTTGTCCTGTGTATTTCTATTTCATTATACTTTGAGCGTCCTTTTGACTCGCCTCGTCGTTCTCCGGAGACGACTAAAATCTTTACATTTTCCTTTGTCTGTTCCAGGTTCGATGTTACACTGTCCTGGACTGCCGCCTTTAGATTTCCGCTGCACCAACGTCTCTGGTGGGTACCGCCTTTTGCCGGAAATTTATGTCTCTTCCCTCCAAGCTGTTCTAGCTCCTGCAGTCGGCTAAGGTTTGACATCACCGTGTCTGCAACCATAATTTTCAAATATGCGCTGCACCATCTCCTGCTCAAATCTCCTGTTTTAGCAGGGAATTTCATTCTATAACCCAGCTTTTTCAATTCTGCTTCCATATCTTCCGTGGCTTTTTCTTTAATTTCCTGGCATTGCAGATAATTTCTCGACAATCTGCATTGCCTTACTTCTCCGGTATCCGGATCAAGCCATTCAACCGGTTCGCTTGCGCCGATTCTATACAGTTCCCCGAAAAATCCATTAACCCTCCACGAAAGTCTCAGCTTTACTCCTTCTGCTTCTGCAAATGATTTCACATAATTCTGTGTGCATTTCCAGTCCATTTTTCTCTCCGGGTTTCCACCGTCAATATCATGGTGCCAAAACTCCATCCGCTCTTTTGGTGCCCCGAGTTCCAGCAGTTTGTAATAGCAGGCTATGCTATCTTTTCCTCCGGAAAGAAGTATTGCAACCAGGTCGTACTCCTCAAGCGGTAACAGTTCCGGTAGGAAAATCTTCTCGAAGTGGGAAGAGTCTCTCCTGCCTTCAACTCTCGGAATTATCCTTTTGCCAGTACCATATATCGGTATATCTAGTTCCCCATACATAAGCGGCGTGTCTTTGGTGCAATCGGCGTCTTTTATAAATCCCTCGCATTCCTGCATCGCTAACACTCCTTCTTTACATACAAGTCGCTGGTTCCTTCGGCCACGCTTTTCTCTTCATCGTTAGGGAACTGGAAGCCGTACTGTTCTAGTATTCCGTAGAATGCCTTTACCCTCTTGCCTCTGACCGTGTTGTATGTGTAATTCCACTCAACCAAATCTGCATCAGCAACCATTGCCGATACCATGCAAAGCAATTTATGGAGTACGCTGAGTCCTTCCATTTTCTTCTCTGCAGCTTCTATATCTTCTTTCTGAGCGTTGTAGCACTTGTCTCCCAGGAAAAACTCCTTCAATGTGTTATGACCCGTGAATGTCTCCCAGCTTATCATCTGCTCAAAAAGTTCTGCAACGACTTTTTCTTCATTCGTAACCTTCTTAATTCTGCCGGATAAAATGCCTTCAATGAACGCCTTCCTCGTGTTGGCCGCCTCCTTCAGAATTGCCTTGATTTGCTTCTTGTTCCGCTTATTCTGTCTCTCTGCTTCCTGTGCGGGCGTGAGTTCCTTCTTTTCCTTCTTTTTCTTACGGATCACGTACAATGTTCCGTATCTTTCCAGGTAAAACGTCGGTTCGCCATTATCCTCGAACTTCATCGTCTTAGGCGGCTCCTTATCGAGGCTGTAGTCCTTCATACGTTCCCACTTATCCGTGTAAAACTCGCTGTCTGCTTCCTTCGGAGCTTTCTTCAATCCCAATTTCTTCATCATTGCCACGTACAGCTTCATGTTCTCCTGGCGTTTCTGCTCCTTCTGAGCATTGATTGCTCTTCTTGCCAAATCTCTCGAATCTGTGGAATCCTTCAAAATCTTATCCCTGGTCTTTACGTCCTTGATCTTTTCCAGTTCGTACAAATCCGTAAGCGACAGCTGGTATCCATCCTGTCTCTCTTTCTCCATCAGCGTCTTGGAATCCAGCTTTGCAATGTTCAAACGATGTCTGATTGTTTTCTTGCTAAAGCCGGTCTTTTCTGCGATTGTGTCCTCTGTTTCTCCCAGGTCAAGCATCATCTGAAATCCCTGTGCCTGTTCATATACGGTCAGATCGCTTCTCTGTATATTTTCCAAAAGCATTACAGATGTCTGCTCTTTTTCGTCCATATCCGAAACAATGCAGGGAACAGTTTCAAGTCCCGCCATGCGTGCTGCTGTCAATCTTCTGTTTCCGATTACAGTCAAATACTTTCCAGGTTCCTGTGGGTCGGGCACAACAGTTAAATTTTGAAGTATTCCCTTCGCTTTGATGCTCTCCGCAAGTTCCTCGATATCGTTATACGTTTTTCTCACATTGTTTGGGTGGACCTTTACAAGTTCAATGCTGATATTCTGTATTTCTGCCATGTTCTTTTCTCTCCTTTTTCTTCCCGGCATCCGCGGGTGCCGGGATTATATGATTATGCAATGGTACAAGCCGGGGCGCAGCGAAGGGCCCGGCCCGCGGAGTAGTAGTTGCCGACGTTGCCGCTAGAGTACACGTACCACGCATTGTACGAACCGCCACGACCAGCCGAGCGCAAGCGGTGATAATCTGTTTCTCCGTCTGCATTTTTCTTCTGCCGGTTAGTAACATCTTCGTAATACTTATACGGCGTTTTCTTTGGGTCTACTTCGTCCGCCGACAGTAAGAAAAACAGATCTTCTGTATCATCTCCGCTGTTATTCTCTTTCACCACCTTTGTGAGGTATGGAATGAGCTTTTTGTATCTCTCACGAAATTCTTCACTCTGCAGGTACTTTCTCAATTCTGATGTCCCCCACACATTACTGCCATAATCGCCTGTTGTATCAAACGGTCTTTCCTCCATCACAAGGTCGTGCATCTGAATTGTGATACTGTGTTCAAGGCTCTTGTCTACAAGTTTCTCTGCGTCAATTCCGATGATGTCATGCTGGATAACTTCTCCGTCAAATTCAATATCGATCGTGTCACCCTCTGAAAAATAATCCCTGGCACGCCCAAGTCTTACAACCTCCTGTATCCATTCTAACGAAATAGGCTGCGTTGTCTTATGTGTTATTGTTACTAAATCTTCGCCATGTTCGGCGTTTTCCCTGTTTCTTACTTCCTGTGAATGAACCTCTGCCCGAGCGTCATTCCCGGATAACTTCATTGCTGCTTTTGATACCTTTTCTTCTGTAAAATCCAAGAATGCCTCTCGTTCCTGTGCGATAAACTTTTTACTGCCTACTGCCTCCATGCTAAATCCGTAAGCCTTTAATCTGATTTCATTCATCTTCTCTACCTCCATTTAATTCTCATGCGTTCTACTATTGCGAATTTCTTTTTCCTAACGCTCACATTTGCGAGTTTCCAGTGTAAAAAAATTACCCCGCTTCCTTCTGCAGTAATCTCAGAAGCGGATGCCACGGTCTTGTACCGCGAATGCGGCCGATAATCTTCTTGATATTGCACTCTGCTTTGTCGATTTTCACGTACCCTTCATACTTTCCCTGGTTTCTTTCCGTAACCGGTCTGTCGTGGAATCCGTCTGTAATCATAAATCTGCCCTTCGTATCTGCTTCATCCTTGAAAGCCACATAATGCTTATTGCCATGTGCATAATACCCGACAATTACCATATCTCCTACCTCCCTTCGTATCTGTCGTGAATCGCTATCGGGTAGCTGATCCCGGTAATCTGTTTGAATCTGCTGTCCGATGTGTAAAGAATATTGCCGCCCGCCATATACCAGCGCTTCCTGCAGTATGCAGGCTTGCAGTCAACATACTCCTGTCCCATAATCTCGCGCTTTTCGATATACACGCACTGTCTGATGTCGTCCGGCTCAAAAGGGCCTTTCTGTGCGTCCAGGATATACAATTCTCTTGCGTAAGAAGATACGCCGTTATTCGTGCAATCTCCTAAACTGCTACGATACACCTCTGCGGTCAGACAGCTCTCAATCTCATAGTTGCTCTTCATCCAGTCAAGCACTTCATCCGGATATTTGCATCCGCTCCATAACTCGCCCATAAATACCAGCTCATTATCAAACTCCTGCACCATGTATGTATCATCGTCCAGCTTTACTGCCTGCAACTGAATGTACTCCTTCGTTCTTTCGTCGCACGCAACTCTCTTTACGCATCCGTCAACCTTTCCATATCCTCTGATCTTGTGCGTTTCGATATAGCGATCCAGTTTCTTTTCTGCAAACCCTGCAGGAATGTCCTCTTCATTTACTGCTACATCTCCACTTTCCAAAACAGCGTACTTATTTGAGATTTCGCACCATGTTCCTTCCAGGTGTAACACAAATCCTTCTTTCTCAATTCTCATGTTCTTCTGCCTCCTTTGCTGCTCTCACTTCTGCGATTCTCACATAGTCCGGGATATGAAAGCCATTTATGATATTCACCGCCTGCAGCTCTGTCAGATTGCACCTGGCCTGCAGTTCTTCCCGCAACTTTCTTCTTTCTCCAATGTCCTGCAGTCCGTTAGACGGCAGGAGCAACGCTCTGTCTCTGTATTCATTTGCTATGGCTCTTGTCAGAATTTCCACTAACTCACCCTTTCCACGTAATCAACGCATCCAGGACTGATTTTTTCATCCTTACAGAACTCCGACCAGCACTCCTGCAATTCTTTGAGGTTCTGAGCGTCAAACTGCGTCTCGTCTCCACCGTTGAAGCCAATGTTATAGGTTCCTTCTCCGGATTTAACTACTCCTTTGCTTGCCTCTCGTAATGTCACACTACATCACCCGCCTTTCTTAATGCGCACTTAGTACATACCGCACCGTCAAGGTGTGATGCCTTAACAACTCCTGCATCCTCCGGTCTCTGCCAGCAGAGCGTTCCACATTCCGGACAATGCACCTTTTTCCAGCCAGGCTTTCCTTCCTGTCTGTTCATCACCAGTGGCATACACAACCAGCCGCCGCGATCTGCAGCCTTTCTTGGTTCTAACTTCATGTTCACTCTACCGCCTCCATTTCTTCCAACTCTCTGACAACTCTCTCTACTGCATATTTTCCATTATTGTTGAGCTGTCTCTGCCACGCACCTACCGACGGCGCCCATCTGAACCCATTGCTTTTTAAAATATCTCTTACCTCCGGTTCCGGCTTTCCTTCAAAGAACAGCTGGATTCTCATAGCCTCCACATTCTCCTTGACCTTAAAAAACTTATTCTCGCTCTCCTGTGTTCCCTGGGACTTCGTTTTCTGCAGGCTCTTGATTCTTCCTTCCAATCTTCTGATGTTGGCGTTGTTGTTCGTCAGTATATAGTCCGGAAAACCGATTCTTCCGCAGAAGTCCGGTTCTCTCAGCTGGGCGATCTGCTCGTCCGTATATCCCATGTCGTGCAGCATTGCATCGCCCTTTTCTTTGTCCTTCATGCGGATTGCTTTGTTGGCCTGCTTCATTCTCTCCTGGTCCTCTCTCAATCCGTCAACCTTATCCTGCAGCTTCTCGATTGCATTCTCGTCGTCAGACTTGATAACGTCCTTGCCATAAAAAATTGCCTCAATCTTTCCAAGGATTGCCTCAACCTCTTTGTAGTCCTCATGGTTTCTGTCCCACGCTGCTACCTGCTTTTCCTTCTTTTTGACCGGGAAGTTTCCTGCTCCGGAAATCATTACCGACGGACACATCATGCCGATCTGAATATCCTTGTTGATGTTCTGAGCTAATCGTCTCGAATATCTCTCGCAGAGCTT